ATCAACAGTAATAGAACCTACAATGGTGCTACCATCAATTAATCTAACCATACGATAATCTGTTTTTTTAGTCATATTAATATTTAGTCTTTTAGGTTAACGTTGTGTATTTCATATTCAAATTCTTCTTCGGTATAGATATTGATTCGTTCTTGGAAGTGCTTAAGTGTGTAATTCTCTTTAGACTTATAAGTTAAGTCATCTGATATATCATATAAAGTGGCATTGACTTTATTATCACCTAATCTTAATCCTCTACCAATAGATTGTAGATTTCTTATTCTACTTTTAGATGGACTTGCAAAGATTATATTGTGTAGATTTTTAATATTAATACCAGTAGAGAATGTTCCATAACTTGCTACAATAATGGCATTGTTTTCTGTTTCAACTATTGCCCGAGCCTTCTCTCTTTCTTCTGTATCAACTCCACCATATATATAAAAAACCTTTCGGCCTTCTTCCGCTTTGTCTTGAATGTTTTTATATAAATCTTTACCATGTTTCTCTACTAATTGAAATAGAACTAAAGTGTTGCCTTTTAGTTTAAGTGTCAAATTACGAATAAAATTATTTCTAGCTTTACTTGATACTAGATAATCTATTTCATCTTGATACTTACCTTTTGATATAATCTTGGCATTTGCCTCACTATGTTTAAGTATTAGACATCTCACAACAAGATTACTTAACTGATTTTTGTCCATAAGCTTTTTTGTTGTGGTTACTTTATTTACAGCACCGAATAGTCCTTCCAATACTAACTTGTGTGTATGAGCGCCATCTAATGTTCCTGTAAGACCAATACGATATTTACAATCAGTAAGTTTAGTCATAATTTCTGTTAATGATTTAGATTTAAATAGATGTGCCTCATCACCAAATACAACACCGAATTGATTAAAGTATTCTTTCGGTAACTTATATAAACTTTGCCATGTAGATATTAACACTTTCTTATCGGTTTGATTAGAGTATCCACTATATAATCTATGACAATATTTCTTTACATTCCAACCATATGATTCAAAATCGGTATACATTTGTTCCACTAATGATGTTGTAGGAACAATTAAAATTATTCTATTGTTGTGTTGCTCTTTGATTAGATGTGTGTAGTAACGGATCAAGGAATATATGATGAATGACTTACCAGAGGCAGTAGGACTCACTAGCAGCGCCCTATTTCGTTTTAAACTATGATATATAGCGTCTATCTGATAATCTCTTGCTTCAAATTTCTGACCTAAACTATTCGAAAATTTAGTTACCGTTTCTTTATCAACCTTGTTATCTATCTCTACATCTTTACCAGATACTATATTGTATCCTCTTTCTTCAGCAAATGCCTTAATGTAAGGATATAGTCCAAAGTATATCTCTTTTGTCTTTTGTGAAAACAATCTTATCTTACCATCCCACATACGATTCCGAAATGCGGGCATAAATTTGTATCCTGGTACATAGAAAGTAAAGAATTCAGATATCTCTCGTTGTACACTAGGGTCACACTCTACCGTAATGTAAACTTCGTCTTTTTTTTCTATGATTAGAAGATTAGAATTGTCCTGATTGAAATTCATGGTGTTCACCTACTCGTCCTTTTAATTGTATATTCCATGATATACTTATACGATCTCTCGTTGACTGATTTATAGGAACCCAATGTACTAGCCATGAAGGAAATATTATGATTCTATTTGTTTTAGATTGATAATTTAATAAACTTGCGTTGTTTGAATCTGTTTTAATCCTACTAGGTTGTATAACGTGTGCAGCTGGTCTTGGGTCCTGAAAAGTAATACCAGATGTTTCTTCGGCGTCTAAATAAAAAACTCCACTTAAAAAATTATTTGAATGAGTATGTGGTTGATGAGTTTCACCAGGCTTTAATACATTAGCCCACATATCAGTAATTTGTATTCCGTCTACCTTATATTGTAATTGGTCAATTATTTGAAAAGCAGATTTACTTATATCTATTAAAAAATATTTAAATACTTCATTCTCGTGTAAGTCGTGACCTGATTGCCAATTAGGTTTTTGACTTCCTCTATACATATTATTAACTTCATCTTTCATAGTGTGAACTTTATCAATATCAATGTAGTTATCTTTTATAAAAATATGTGTAGGAAAGACTTGTTGAATATCTTTTGATTTGATTTTAAAAAAATGTTTATTAGTCATTAAATTGCTCCACTAGTAAACTTTTTCCATTCAATAGCGTTTTTAATTAAGAATGTTCGATTGTTAATACTTCTTAAAACCTGTTCAAGGTACTTAACGATTTGATTTTGGTAAGCAACTTTTTGATCTGCTCTTTGTAAATCTGAATCTGAATCCATATAGATATGTACATCTGACTTTAATACTTTTATATCAAAAGGTTTTAATGCATATACAGCAGCGTCTGCTTTACCTGTATAGTATTCCCATTTATCTCTTAACATAGTCTTATGTTCATATTCCGATTTCTTTAATAGTAAAGAAAACTTATTAAAATATTGTAGGTACTTATTATGTAATAAAGGTATCTTAATTGATTCAGCGTCTAATTCTGTATCATCTAATTTAAAATCTCTATCTACCGATTGTTGTAATTCTTCTAATGTCATGTATATATTATATCACCTTTTTGATTAATTGTAAAGCATTTGTACCATTTTTTTATGAGGTCTGACCTTGTCTTGATTGCCTATTACCTAGGCAGACGGCCGTATTGATTCATGTTAAAGTATTCATCAAAAGTCATCCTATATATTGTTTAGTATTATAACTGTACTATTTCGTAATGCATATAATTAAAACTTGCTGCCACTTGTATGTAATCTATATCACTTGCCTTAACATCATAAGATATTGATCCTAATGATATCGGAAAAACATTTTGGAATCTTATTTCAGTCTTAGCAATGTTCTTACTATTTAGAATTGTTAAAGTTGCGTCTGAATACATACCGCCTTCAGAAAGCGGTTGTTTAATAGATGTTCCTGTTGCGGTTGAACTTGCAGTTGAACCTGGAAATCTATCAGCACCTGTTGCTTGTAAAGCAGAAAATTGAGAATGGTCTTGTGGAAATCCTAGACCGGTAATCCAATCGTGCAACTCTTTATAGTTATTTAAATTTTCATCTACTAGAAACGATACATCTAAAGTTTGATATGTAACTTTATCACCAATACCTGCAATGTCTTTTAATGGTGTTTCAAAACCAGTTGAACCTAGAGTAATACCAGGTACATTTGCAGTCTGTATAAAAAACTCTACTTCTGGTAGTTTAGACATTTTAAACCTAAATTGTATTCGACTTGCATAGTCCATTACACTCGGTTGTCTAAGATTTATATTTGTTTCTGTCATATTACTATTTATACGATACCTTATACCCTTTATGTTGAGTTGATTTATGTTGTGCAACCTTAGTTAAATTGCCTTGATCTAATTTGTTTTGTCTTGAAAACTCTAATAGATTTACTATATCAAAAGTGTTACCTTTAGGGTCTGTGATAGTATAGGCTTTTTGTCTTAATTCTCTAGTGACTTGTTTCTGATGGTCTGATTGAGGTCTACCTATTCCAGCTTTTGCTATATTTTTTCTATGTTCTAAGGACATTTTCTTTCCTGTCCAGTGTGCAAATCTACTTAGATCACCTTTATGTTTTTTACCTATACGATTTTCTGCATTATGTTTATGTACTTCTCTTAGCATTTCTTCTTTACCTATGAGTCCAGACAAACCTTTATATGCTAATTCATCTTTCCAATGACCACCTAACTCCCATAATCGCTTATGTTCTTTAGCGTGTTCTTCAATAGTATATACAACTAGTTTTTTTGTTCTAATTCTTTTACCATCTTTAAACTCTATTACATGGTGTTTGTGTATCATTGGTTTCATAAGTTAGTAAGTTTATGTATTTAGTGTTTGAAAAAAAGGGCGACTATTTCTAATCGCCCTTTTAAATTATCTTCTACTATAGTAGTAGAAAGTAACTTTACATTATATTGGTTACCTTTGTTCGGCGGTAGTAAACGTTTTGGTCTCCAGCAGCAGGTGACGTTAAGTCAATTGCACCAGTTCCGTCAGAAGTTGCGAAAGGATTAGCAACCATTCCGTACCTGGTTTTAAACCCAATCTTAGGTTGGAAGCTATCTTGACCAACTGCACGAACCATTTGTAATGGAACGTAAGGACAGTAGAAAATACCACTATCGTATGGTGAAGTACCTTTATAACCTACAACGTAGAATTGTGACGCAGAAACGTTAGCACTATATGGATCAATGTAAACTTTAAATTTACCATTTAATACACCAGCGAAAGTATTTCCTGTGTCATCAACGTTTAAGTTAGTATTAAGAGCAGGAGCGTAATCTAATACACCACTCATTTGAAGTGCAGAAGCAACATCAGCTGAACAGATAATTATATTACCTTTTCCTCTTCTCGTTTGTTGACCAATTGCATTAGCATCTCTCTCTAGTTGGAATAATAGTCCTTTGAATTTCTCAACTGACCATCTACCATTAGAGTCTGTGTCTAAGTCAAAAATACCAGCAGTAGTAGTATTAACTTGAGCACCAGCTTTTGCAGTAGTGTAGATTGTTCTAACAACTTCTCTATTGATTTCCGCAAGGATTTCAGAAGATAGGATGTTAGCAAGTTCTGTTTCAGCGTCTAAACCGTGGATTGCTTTTAAGTCTTGAGCAAGTTCCATAGTGTATTCAGCTTTAAGAGCTCTTGATTTTGCAGTAACCGTAACTTTATCGATTGAGAAAGCCATTTCAGCAAACTCATCTGTACCATCGCCAAGTTTTTCAGCGTCAGCAGTTCCCATACCAACAGCAGTTGTGTATGTACCAGCAGATGGTGAATCGTTTAAAGTTCCAGGGTTAGTACCAGCGTGAGCACTTGTTCCAGCAGGTGTATTAGCAGCAGCATCTCTAGCTGAGAAGTCTGAATCAGCTTCATCAAATAGTGCTTCTGTACCAGTCTGACTAGTATATCTTGACTTCATAGCGAAGATAAGACCAGTTGGACCAGTCATAGGTTGTACACCACATATGTCGTAAGCAATAAGATTAGGCATTGCTCTTCTAACAAGTGATATTAAAACAGGATCCCAATTGTCAACATTTCCACCAGTTGCGTTAATAGGTGCAGCCTCTGACATAAACGATCTGTCTTCTCTAACTGCTTTTTCTTGGTTTTCCAAGATAACAGTTGTTACAGCTCTTTTGTAAGCATCATTGATTTTTGGTAAATCAGGATGTTCCAACACTGGCTGCCATTTTTCTTGTAAGTTTTCAGTAAGATACATTTTTATCTCTCCTAGTTATTTTTAATTTATTAAATCTTTACAGATTTAAGGTTTTTAGTAATAGCGGCTGTATATGCAGCCATAGCATCGGATTTGCCCGTTGTGAAATCACTTGGAGCGTTAGCCGCAACTGCGTCAACTTCATCTTTAGATGTAGATTCAGCAATTTTCGTTTTAGGGAAATAAGATTCTTTAATAGTTTCTAACTTTTCCTTAAACTTTTCAGCACTATCATACTCAACGTTCTCAGCCATTTTCTCGAATTTTTCTTTTTCTGTGTCAGCTAAATCTTTTGCTACATCAGCAATAGTTTTCTCTTTTACAGATTCAGAAACTTCTTTAGTTAGATCAACATTTTTTGCAATTTGTTCATTTAACTTTTCTTCAAGTTTTTTGTTCTGAGTTGTTAAATCGTCTAGTACATTATATTTTTCTTCAGGAACATCAATGTAGTGTTCTTTGAATAAGTCTTTAAGACCAGTAATGAAGTCCTCAGCAATTTCAGTTCTAATTCCTCTTTCAACTGCTAATTCATTTTCTTTCATCCATTCTTCAACAACATAGTTTAGGTATGAGTCAACTTTTTCGACCATAGCTTCTTTTACTGTTTCAGTTTCTTTTGAAAGTTTATCTTCGTACTTTGCCTCAAGAATTTTAGTTTGTTCCTTAATTCTTGTCTTAACAGCAGTTTCAAAAATCGTAGCAGCTTTATCTTTGAATTCTTCAGATAAATCAGCGTCCGATGAAACTAATGCTTTAACATCAGCAGATAAGTCAATTTCCATTTCAGCTTCAGTAGTTTCAGATTCAGCGATTTGTTCGCCTTCAACTTCAACTTCTTCTTCTTTAACAGATGTGCCAGGTTTTTGGTCTTTTTCTAAAGAACCATCTTTAGCACTTTTCTTAGCTGGATCCGATGTGTTTTGTTTTGCCTTTGAAGCGGCATCTGGATTCTTATCAGTTGGTTTTACAACTGGAGTACCCATATCTACTGCGTCATTTTTAAGGTGAGTAGTTTCAGCAGGAGCAGCGTTTGCTACAGCAGCATTCACTTCTTCTAAATTTTCTACATCTTTTATATTATCAGACATTCGGTCTCTCCTTGATTATTAAAAATTTAAATTTAAATTTCAGTTATTATTATTTATAATATTAACCATCTTAATCCCCACGCTATTTTAGTACGCTGCGTAGGTTTTAAAGTTTAGTTAAAAAGTTACTAAAAATAGAAGCTTTTACTTCTGCCAACTCGGCACGTTTAGTATTTTCTATTTGTTTTTTGTATTGTTCAACTTCCATACTTTTCAGTACTCCGTTGTCCCATACCCACTCTTTACCTTCCATTATACCTTCAACGAAAGCGTCAGGAGCACTTGGATCTGCAACAATATCAGCCGCAGTAGCAAGGTAAAAATCTCTTCCAACAGTTCCGTTAGATATTGATCCCATACCTCTTGATGATACACCCAATTGAGCACCTTCGTCAATTAAATTCTTAACGATTTTACCGTACGGTGTATCCATTATCTTAGCCTCTCCTATGAAGTTTTTACCTTCAGATTTTAGACTAGTAATCATGTGTGAAACTCTTTCTAGGTTAACTGTTGGTCCATCTGGATGTCCAAGTTCACCGAAAGCACGTTTCTTTTGTATAAATTGTTCGTTGTATCTTCCAACTTCTTTAGCAAGTGTAGCTACTGGATAAACACGACCATTACGGTTCTTAATATCCGCTTGCATAAAGACACCTCGTATCTTATATTGTTTAACACCAGAGGCATTTGCTTCTGTTAATACTTCGATATCTTCTATTGTTTCTGTTATTAGTTTCATGTTCTCTCCACCTTGTTTTTATTGTAAACTTTATCTACAATTCCTTGTTTAA